GTTTTGCGTATGTTTATTTTCCGGTCCACGCTCAGACCGTGAGGAGGATGGTGCCATTTTTAAGTGTCACCGCGGCGCTGTTTTTAAGCAGTGACCTCCATGGGTTGTCTTTCTAGCTTGCTAGATCGTATTGTTGTTACTTGTTTATCTCACAACACTACTTTGACAACCTTCACCTTCGTGTTAATTCACGTGTATCGCACACAGTCTAGTGTCTTTGCATACTTCATACACTCTATGTCTTTTGGCTGACGTAGCTCAGCCCATTTCTAGCGTGCCCCGACTAAGGTAGTCGCACGTTTTATGTTTTGTGTTTGTGCCGTGATCACCTTGCCCCGCAAGCTTCCGCTTGCGGTCTACTGCAAGGATTGATTATTATTTCCCCGCAGCTTGCTGCACGTAGTGTGTGTTAATTTATTCCATTATTGTGTTCGTAATCCACACTGACCCAAGATGGTTTAGTGATAGCGCTATAGCAATCACCGGTTGATCCTACCGATACAGGGGACAGTCCGTCGAAGCGACGGTATGAAATTGAGTAGCCTTGCATACATTTGGAAGAAAATAAAGGCAACCTTGGGCTTCTGCCCCGTTCCTAGTCGTAAACTAGGCTGAAGGTAACAGTAAATCCCTTCTATCTCAATGAGAATGAAGTTCTTTTCTACGTCCGGCTCACTACCGGCGGAGACAGGTGAAGATGGGGGATGCCCCATCTCGTCTGGGCTAACCACCCAGACGCTGCGCACCCGTGAGGGTGGACGGCCTCAACAGGAACCCAAGGAGGGCTCTTCTGTTAGGTCCACAATGCTCCCTCTGACACAGAGGGCGGTCGCTTCGGCGCCCGTTAAAACTGCCGGATCAAAATACGGAGTAGGCAGTCTCCGTGCCGCTGTTCGAGATACAACTCTCGGCAAATTGCGTGCACTCGCTGCGGAAGGACCGCGCGAGCTCACCGCCTTCCGCGACCCGCCTGGCAGGTTGTTTGCTAGCATCGGCGTTTTTGCCGGGGCTGTTGTAGATAGACTTCCAGTTCGGGCTGCGGACCTTTTCCGTCGGATTTGGTATGGCCTTATCGCCTACCTCTCCTTCTTCCCTGCAACGCTCGCCCGCTGCCGCTTGGCAACGGTTGGTATTGCAGCAACCCCCCAAGACAGCTTATTGCTGTCGCCCTGGACCTCCTATTACTTCCTCGCCAGTGTTGCATGGACTTGCTTCACTGTCTGTGACGTACTTGTGTCGATGGACGTCTATTGTGCAGCCCCATGGTTGATTTTCACCATGGTAAGCATGATAGCATCTATCGATGCTGGTCCTCAGATGAGCTGGTACAAGCGCCAGTTCATGCAGGAATTGCATCCCTGGTTGCCGTACCACTTCGCCGCTGTTGTCCACACGATAGCCGCGACGTTGTATCTTCTGTTTCACGACAACCACGGAGGTTGGGCTCAAGTGCACGAGAGCGCTGATCCCCGGAATAGAGCCGTTATCCTTGCCAACCCCGCAGTTTTTGGCCCTTACAAGGCCTTCCACAAGGAGCTGTTCAAGATAACTCGCTATGAGTGCCCGATTTCGCGCTTGCGCGGTATCCGTGATCACTACCAGTTCCGGATTCGCACGATCCTGGCTATGGGCTACCAAGACGTAGACTTCCTTGGTCGCCTACTGGATGACGAGAAGATAATGCACTTCTTAGCCATATCGCACCCTCGGTGCCGCTATGACGACTTGTATTTCTACTTGTTGCAGGGTAGGGCGTATTTCCGCGGTTACCCCATGGGCAAGCGCCAGCAGCAGCAGCTCGATGAACTATTGGAGGCGGCGTCAATTGAGTACCAAATCGGGAAAGTTGACAATGAATCCTTAGCTAGAGCAGAGGAGCTACTGGCTCAAGACCCATTTTTGGACTTACCGCCGCCTTCCATCTGGGACCCTTTTTGGGATTACTACGATGAGTTTCTTTGGCGCACCAGGCACATCCGGCGGAGGCCAGCTGAATTCGGGCGTTTCCTAGTGTTGACTCCTCTACACCTCTGCCGGGTCGTAGTCGAACGTTGGTATAACAACCTGCGTTACTACGTTGCCAAGAAGGTAGCAGTGGCAGCAGCCAAAGGGGCGTGTCTGAAGACCGGTGAAACTGCTGTCAAAGTGGTGCGCTGGTTTGATGAGTTGTTAGACGACATGCTCAAACGGGCCGGCATTCCCACTACGCAGCAGCAGCGCCGCCAAGCAGCGCTCTGTCTCTTGGTGGCTTGCATGGCTTATGCAATCGCGCGCCGCGGACGATCCGATCCTGCGGTCAACGTGCTTTTGCGTGTAGCACATGTCAATAACTACACCAAAGTAGCTCAATACATGGTTGAGGACGATTTTGAGTATCAAGCCTCGGGTGCCTCAGTCGGTTTAGCAGGGCTTTGCTTTGCAGCGATAACCGGCTACGACACTCGGGGCATGATGCCTCATCATGTCCTCAAGGGATTCAATGAGATCCCACGCACGGCGATGGCCTTCGAGACGGTTGTCCCTGTGGTCATTGACGCGTTCGAGAAGCTCGTTAACTGGATTCAGCAGGCGTTTGGCTTTTCGCCAACGTTCTGTGCCAAGCGAGCCTTCGACGTGTTGGACCCGATTGCCAAGATAGTCAAGAGGCTACAGGCCGATCACCATTGGGACAAACTCCCGTGGACTCAGGTTGACTATGATCAGCTCTTGACTCTCAATCGTGAGCTCCATGAGGAGATCAAGAGGTGCTACCGACCGGAATTCGCTACGACTCGCCAGTATGCAAACAAGCTACTGCTCGATGTCGAACGTATGATGGCTGAGGCCGAGGCTTCGAACTGCATCAATGCCGGTATGCGCATAGAGCCGCTTCATGTGGCGATGTGTTCTAAACCTGGCAGGGGCAAATCGAATTTTGTCTGGCCGTTGCTTGCCTGCCTGTACGCAGCCAACGTGCCTGCTCAAGATCGTGAGCAGGCGCTGTTGAATCTTAGCTCACAGATCTTTGTTAAGACTAGTGAGGATGGTTTCAACGATGGCTACCGTACCGGTGCCTTCGCGTGCGTCATTGATGATGCGGGCCAAATGCGTGACTCGGCGAGCAACCCCAACCCTGATTGGGGCTTCTTGATTCATGCCATCAACGACTTCCCATACCCGCTCAATATGGCCGCCCTCGAGAAGAAAGGTAACACTTTTTTCACCTCCCGTCTCATATTGACCACCACTAATGCCTGTTTGGGCAATGTGGAGTCGATTATAGACAAAGGGGCTCTATACCGCCGCCACCATTGGCATATGCATGTTGAGGTTTTACCGCAATATCGCAATGACCTTGGGGGTGTCGATGTGAGCAAGACCAGTGGCCCGCTTGATCTCTCCATTTGGGAGTTCAAGCGTTATCGCTATGACGGTGCTGGCTTTGTGTTTACGGGCGAGAGCTACGATTTCTTCGGTCTCGCTCGAGCACTGCAAGCCGACCTGGCTCAGCGCGCCGACCGCAACATCGAGAAGAGCGGTTTGATTAAGCAAACTGCACTTGACTTTGCAGCCGATAACCCGGCCACGATCGGGACGGCACGTCGCGTGGTTCCCGACCCTGAAGATGCGGTCCGGGTCTCCAACATAGTCCAGTCGCAAGCCCCCCCTGTCCCCCCGCGCCCGCCGCTTTTGCGTACGCCCTGGGGCCAACCTCGACCTCCCATGCGACCCGATCAGCGATACGGGCAACCTCGGCCTCCCATGCGACCCGATCAGCGATACTGGCATAATCGGATTCACGGTAGGCAACTCACCGCAGACCAATGGCGTGAGATTGCGCTCGAACCTGATCTCCAGTACCAATGTGCGACCGCTGCCGTCAACTTCTACCTCAAGTGGAAGTTTTCTAGATATTTCGACTTCCACACTTACGAGAGGTGGCTTTCGGGCATAACAGCCTTTGCTATACTTCTCGCTGCTTTAGTCGGGATATATGGGGCTTTCCGCCTCGTATCTAGCATTTTCGGCAAGGAAACGGTCACTCCTATAGAGGAGCAGATGGGCGCCGGCACACTAGACGTCTATCACAAGTTGCGCAAGAATATGTTGCCAGTACTTGTTGATGGTCAGCAGCTTGCCGTTTGCCTTGCACTCGGGGGTGATAAGGTGCTGGTTCCTACCCATTTCTTTCAGAAGGACTTTACGGTCACTGTAAATGGGAAGCAATGTGCCGTTGTCGTTGAACGCGACTATGGTGAGTTAAGTCTTGGAATCATGCAAGGTCGCCAGATCAATCTCCCCAAGATTATGCACCTTCTTCACACGGCCACCTCGGTTCCTTATCCTGACGCACTTTTTATGTACGGGATGCCGAAGCTCAACTGTATAGACAAGGTGCGTGCCAAGCATATCCGTAATTTCTCGTATAAAAGCGAGACAGGGCCTAAGAAGCTCTCGGATGTGTACCAATATAACCTACCCACCACGCTTGGTGACTGTGGCAGTTTACTGCTGGGTACCACGGGCGAAATGGCCAATCGCGTAATCGGTATACATTTTGCCGGTTCTCCCATGGCTGGGACTGGTTATGCAGCCTTGATCCCCCCACTATTGGAGTACCAGATGAGGGAGCTTGGCTCGCCACCCTATGGCCCACTCAACGCTAGTCCGGTGAGTAGGTTGTTGAAGACCCCATTATATGGGGAGTTAGGTGAGTCGAAGTTTACCCGGCCATATCTTGGTATGTGCACCATTGATGGTGAGAAGAAGCATGTCCACGACATTGCTACTGCCAAGTATGCTAAGCCCAAGGTCGAGCCTGGACCTGAGATAACCGCAAAGCTCATGCGGTGCGCAAAAGCGTTCACCGCCAATCACTTGCAGGTTCTCGGGGAAGAGTATCGCCGTACACACGTGGTTGGTTTTGAGGACGCCGTCACAGGCAAATCATTCACCCATGTGTCTTCGCTGCCCCGCGGGACGTCCGCAGGTTACCCCCATTGCCTTTCGCATAAGAATGGCAAAAAGGACTTCTTTGGCGCGGGCCAGGACTACGAGTTCACTAGCGAAGCGTGCAATAAGTTGCGCGCTAACGTCGACCGTCTCGTGCGCCTTGCGCGTGAGACTGGCCGGTTCGATGACAGCATATACTATGCCGATTCGATGAAGGATGAACCTCGTGAGACGGTCAAAGCGCTCCAGGGCAAGACACGGTTAGTGAGCGTTGCGCCGATTGACATTACTATCATCGGACGCATGGCCTATGGGAACTTTATAGACAGTTTCCTCAAGGCAAAGCTCATGAACGGTTCCGCTGTGGGAACCAACGTCTATACGGAGTGGGACGATATCGCCAAACTGCTCTTGCGGGCAGGTGGCGACCAGCGGATTATAGCTGGCGACTATAGTGGCTTTGATGCCACGCACTCGCAGACTATGATCGCAGCTGTGTTCCACGCCATGGACTTGTGGTATGCCGGTTCTTCGCATGAAGATCAGCTGCTCCGCGACGCCATCCAGCATGACCTTGCTAATAGCAAGCATGTTTGGGGTAATACAGCGGTGCAGTGGGAAGGGTGTCTGCCTTCAGGCCACCCATTAACCACAGTCCTCAACACTATCGCTGTCCTCATTGCCTCTACCTTTGCTTTTGCCCAATGGCATGAACAACAAGGTGGTAGCTTTGATGAAGGAATTTGCGCTTTCTATAATAAGATGGCACATTTCCAATACGGCGATGACGATATCTGCTCTGTCCCCCCGGAATTTGAGTATGATATCACTCACAAAACCCAAAACTTAGCTCTCATCGGATATACGTACACCGATGACACTAAGCAGGAGGGAGCTTCGGGCTATAAGAGCCTTAGCGAGGTTAAGTTCTTGCAGCGCTACTTCAGGTATGACCAAGACCTGGGTAAGTTCCAAGCTGCGCTAGAACTTACTTCTGCCGTACAGAAGCCACTTTATTGGGTTATGAAGGGCCCGCACTCGCACATCATCCCGTACCTCAATATTGAGCGGGTCTTGATGGAACTCGCACTACATGGCCGCGACACCTATAAACAATACGTGTCGCAGTTACTTGGCTATGCAGCTGATGCGGGTGTGGTGCCCCGGCACACAACCTATGAAGAGTCACTGGCCGCCTCAATGCAGGCGAGCGACAGATGGTGGCTCCAGGTTCAAGGTTGCATATTGCCGCTCATGTGAGACCCCATGTCCTGGATAAGACTTTAAACTGTCCACTAGCCGTCTCTATAAAAGCGAATAGAGCGTATAGCTGCACCCCCGGGTCTGCTGTAAAATCCCCAGATAAATCGTCAAGTAGGGGATCTTGACACACCAAAATGGATGCCGTCAAGCTCGAACAAAGCGCGATTGATGCACCCCCCCAGCTCAACTCTTCCGTACCCGAAGTGGCTGATATAGTCACCTTTGAGGCGGATGGTGCCGTAGTCCATTCCACTTTGCCGAATGTTACATCCATACCCCGCACGTTGTACTCCACGAACAACGACGACCTTGAACATTCGATCAAGTCGTTCCTCTCCAGGCCCTATAAGTTGGCAAGTGGCGATTGGGATATTTCCCAGCCCCGCAACACTAACTTGTGGTCTGGGACGTTCCCAGATCTGCTGCTTTCTCACCCGCTCGTCTCAGACAAGATACGAGGCTTTGTGGGTTTCAAAGCTACTACGTTCGTGCGCGTTCAAGTTAACGCGCAGCGCATGCAGGCAGGTCGACTCATACTTTCATACATACCCATGCCCACTCAGATGACGTTAGCCGACCCTGACCGAGCTGCCTACTATGGCGCAAACATTCTGCCCAAGACTTGTGTGCCCCATGTGGATCTCGATGCCAGTTCTACGTCTGATGTCACTCTGAGTGCTCCTTATGTATCACCCACCCAGTACCATTCCTTGGTGTTGAGTAAGCCAGCATTTGCGCGTTTTGACCTCACGGTCTACTCCGCATTGCGTTCGGTAGGTCTCTCCACCGCGGAATTCTCGGTGTGGGCTCACTTTGAAGACATAGAGCTCTTCTGGCCTACCGATCCCGATTCGTTCAGCACGGCTCCGCTGTTGCAGTACCAGATGGGATCCCCCCAAGAGGAAGAGCTTCGCTCCAAAGGTAAAGGCCCCATTGAGAACGTTGCGAATGTCGTGTTTGATATTAGCTCAGCTCTCAGTAATGTTCCGCTGCTGTCTAGCGTTGCCAAGCCCGTTTCATGGGCGGCCGCAGCCGCTAGCAAGATCGCCCGTTTCTTTGGATGGTCTAAGCCCACTGATGCGTCCCCCCCTATGGCTATTACCAACAACCCCTACCAAGGGTTTTGCCATAGCGATGGCGTAGACCGCTCGGCTAAGCTCGCCCTGTTCTCAGACAATTCTGTGCAGGCGCTGCCAGGCTTTGCGGGCTCCGATCGGGACGAGCTAGCTATATCTGCTATTGCATCTAGATACGCATTTTTCACATCTTTTGAATGGGAAAACACAACCCCCACTGATGCACAGATATTCTCAGTCACCAACTCCCCTCTCACCGCCTCACTCGTGTCTCAGACTAGTGGTGCCCGCCAATTCGGGCCACTGGGCTACGTGTCCTCCATGTTTCTTTATTGGCGTGGCTCTATACGTTATGTGTTTAAGTTCATAAAGACCGAATTCCACTCTGGGCGCGTCCTTATTTGTTTCGCTCCGGGTGTAGGCTCGGTGACGGCTGTTGGTAGCGACTACTGTTACAAGACAGTGGTTGATCTTAAGCTAACCGACACTGTTGAGTTCGTTGTGCCTTTCGCCAGTCCTGCCTCATGGGAGTCTCGTACTTCCTCGACCGGGGTGGTAGCTATGTTCGTGCTCAATAAGCTTGTGGCCCCGGACAATGTCCCTGCTAGCATCCAGGTCATTGTGGAGACCTCTGCTGGGCCTGATTTCGCGGTGGCCGTGCCTGACATCTCTGTCGCGCCCACCTACGATATTCAGTATCAGATGGGCGTTCCCCTTGAGCATGCCAAGTACACCATTGGTGAGCAGTGCTTTTCTTTCCGTAGCCTTCTGAAGCGCTTCACGCGCATTCTAGATGGCACCGGTACTAATCTCACGGTCTCCCCTGGCACTTACTTCTTCGGCTCCCAGCCCGATTGGTATACGTACTTAGCTCCTATGTTCTTGCTCGCTCGGGGTTCGTTCCGTATCAAAGCGCTCACAATGGATCGTACGCATGTCCGAGTGCGATCCCTTACGGGTTCGTTCACCACACTCGACATTCTTCCCCCCGCCACGTACGGGTCTCTGTTCAGCGCCTTCGGGCCAGCTACTGAGGCCATCTGTCTTCCAAGCCTGACAGGTGTTCTGGAGTTTGAATTGCCCCAGTACAATCGTTATCATAGCTTCCTTCCGGCCGCCTACCATGCCAGCGCCGGTAGCACCTTTGAATCAACACAGCATGCGTTAGCATACGGTGCGTTCACAGATGTCTACCGTGCTGTGGGCGATGATTTCGATATGGGCTTCTTTCTCTTCCCCCCCGCCCTGAACCGTACACATGCCATACTCTGAATGTTCCATACGCATTAGTTTGTTTGTGTTGCATTATATTACAATCGTAACGGTGTATGTCTATTTAAT